TCTTCATGTGCATCATAACCATCAAACCATTTTCCGTCTTTAGCGGAGGTCCAAGGATCAAGACATTGATCGAAAGCAGCCTTGCTTTTACCAGTCCCGGTAGGGCCGTATATCCAGTATACTTCAGGCACCCAACAACGTGGTGCTTCCATATGCTTTAGCAGAGTTTCAGCGATTTTTATCCCTTGATAACTATTGCAATGTAGGACAACGTCCCTCATTCCAGCGCCTTCAGAGATCATTTTGCGGACAGCGATAATGTCGTTACGCTTACCCTGATGCTTGTCAGCAGCGGTGATAGCTTCGCGTTCACCCCATTCAATGATGAGGTCCTCATCTTTAGAACAATACTTTACGTTTTGTTCTTCAGTACCTTTACAGGCTTGCCAGGAACCGCCGTAACCTGTTTTGGTACCAAATTTATCAGACGTAGGGTCTAAAACCGTAATCGTATGTCGAAAGAGACTACGTATTCCAGTTTTTAAATTACCGAGGGCACGAGGGTTAGGGAACCTAACATAACCCTGGTAGTGAAGACGACCAGTGTGAGGGCATGTTTCAAGACCTACGTATAGGTAGTCACATTCCCATTCATCGAAGTATGATTCGCCCGGACCACGTTCGCCGAATTCATCAAGATCCCACCACATCGTAAAGCACCATTTACGGGATTTCGTTGCGGACGTAGGAGGCATAATGAAAAGTGGCTGTTATCAGAGGAGAACAGTATAATCATTCTGGAACAAAAAGTTCAAATGATAATAAACAAGGTTGCAAGTTGCTACAGTGAGGACAGTAAACGGCAACCAGCTGTGGGCTGTTGACCCGCTCGGAGAGATACGGGGCACAGACCACAGCGACTTGCTGTAGCTCTGTCCGACTGTAGCTACTATGCAAATAATATTTTAGAAGAAAATAAACCGATATTATACCCGAGTATAATGCCTAGGTACGCAGCAGTTGAAGCGCCAAAGCGCAAAGTGGCTGCAAAACGAGCACCAGCAAAGCGGGCTCCAGTTAAGACAGCTGTTCGTCGGGCGCCAGTCCCAATTAACAGGTCTCATACTGCAATTGCAAAAAGTGCAGCTTCACGTGCAGGTACTTCCGAGTTCGGGTCGATGCTTGGAGGACTTGCCGGCATGGCTCTCGGTGGGCCGGGAGGTGCCATGATTGGAAATGCCTTAGGGGGCATTGGTGGCAGCGTGTTATCTCGACTGTTTGGCAGTGGGGATTATCAGGTGACTAATGCAAGCGCAATTAAGAACAACAATCTTGTTGTTGGAAATGCGGCCAATATTCCCCAGTTTGGAACGGGGAAGGTGGCTAGTAGATTCAAACACCGCGAGTTTCTCGGGGATGTGTTGAGTTCTGCTACTGCGAATACGTTCAAGATTGATAGCTTTGCTATTAATCCTGGACTGTCAGCAACGTTTCCATGGCTAGCAGGGGTAGTCGGGGCAAAGTTTCAACAGTATCGTATTAACGGTATGGCGTTTGAGTTTCGAAGCATGAGTTCTGATGCATTGAATTCAACCAATACCGCGTTAGGGTCAGTGATCATGTCAACAGATTATGATTCAGCTGATTCAACGTTTACATCGAAACAAGAAATGGAGAACACCGAGTATGGTGTTTCTTGCAAGCCAAGCGTGAATATGCTGCATGCAATTGAGTGCGAACGCAGTCAGACTCCAGTTTCAGAATTGTATATCCGTGCGTTTGGTGTGCCAGACAATAAGGATATTCGTTTCTATGATTTGGCACGATTTTCAATCGCGTCAACAGGATGCCAGGGGACAAATGTCAATCTCGGAGAGTTGTGGGTGTCCTATGACATCGAATGTTTCAAGGCTATCGAGCAAGTTCCTGGTTACATCAATCCTGTGGCACAGTATGATTTGACCGGTGTGGATGCAACGCATTCGCTGGGAACTGCTGATACTGGTCAGACTTTAGTCATTGACCAAATCGGGTTGGATTTTCAGTATACGGCGGGAACGTCGTATATTGTATTGCCACTTACGATTGATGCCTTGGCAACTTATCAACTTTATTATTCCCTCATTGGTAACACTACGGCGAGTGTAGCAGTACCGGGTGCTGTCTTCACAGGAGGGTTGGTCAGTGTGGGATCAATTGTTCTTTCACCTTATGTGACAGGTTCGAGCGCACAGCGAGGGCTTTCACAGGTGTTTAGGTATGACGGAAGTGGAACTTCGGCAGTGCCTCCAACAATTGCTATTACAGGCGGAGTGGTACCGACAGGTATCAGTCTCGCTCAAGTTGCGGTTTCCCAGATCTCCGGGAAGTATCCCGTAGATTGAGAAGTACCGTAAAAAGGCACAAAAAGATTTTTTGGTGACTTTAATACGATGCGGGACGCAAGAGTAATAAGCATTATTTACGGCCACGTTTAGAATGCGATTTATCGTAGCCATTATTGTCTAGCACTGGAGGTGCAGACAAAGGTAGTGGCGGAGGTAATAATTGCGAAGCCGAAGGGTCTTCGCATTCATTCTCACTGTTAGCGGTATAAAATTCAGCATAGTGAGCATCATAACAATCATCGCATACAAATGCGGGTCCATGATAGTCAGTGCATTTTAATTCACGTAAACAAGTCTGGGGGCGCGCAAGCGCAGGGGCTGGCCCCTTCTCGTCGGCAACGTCCGTAAGTGAGGGGGTCGGCTCCGTAATATTACCCCAGACTTTTTGTTCCGGGCCACGTTCCGGAAACACAAAGCTAGCGGAGGGTTCTAACCCTATCGAAGATCCGGGCATACCAAAGTATTCCCCAAGCCGCGGTACGAATATAATATTCGTGATTCTTCGCCCAAGTTGGGCGAGATCTTCACCAACAAGTGGGTACATCTTGTCGGGCGAGTGGCAACTCGTAATAAAGATACGTTTCGCAAGAAACTGGCGGCATCCGCCCTTTATTTCAATCCGGAACGGATATCTATCTAGCAGCCTGAGCAGAATGTGAAAGGGGCAGAAGTCATGACGGAAGTCATCAAAGATCACATCTTCATGTGCATCATAACCATCAAACCATTTTCCGTCTTTAGCGGAGGTCCAAGGATCAAGACATTGATCGAAAGCAGCCTTGCTTTTACCAGTCCCGGTAGGGCCGTATATCCAGTATA